GGGTTTTATGTGCGCATATATAGAAGTTATATGCCAAGCTCCATACCGTGATAAGCGCGGTAAAATCATGCCCTATGCGCAATACACAGAATCGGGCCTGTTTGAAATCAAGGAAAGCTTCAACGAGAAAACCCAATGGAGCGGAACGCAAACGCTCATCACTCCCAAAGGCCGCGAGACATTCCGGCTGCTTTACTTAAAAACAGCCTAAAACTCAACAGAACCACGCTCAACATTCGGGCGTGGTTTTCTTATGCCTATTTTTAGGAAGGAGGAAAACTGTGATTCTTTTATACCCGGAAACCGAGACAGCTTTTGAAAACAATGGTTTAGGTGCTTTATCCGATACCGTATCTATGAAGGTTACGCAAGAACTAAATGGCGTATATGATTTGGAAATGCAGTACCCTATTTCTGGCATTCATTACTCCGAGATCTTAAACCGCCGGCTTCTTTTTGTTAAACCGGACCCTTATCACGACCCGCAGCCTTTTTCTATCACACAGATTACAAAACCGCTTTCCGGTATCGTTACCATATATGCCCGGCATATTGCCTACAAGCTGACCGGAATTGTTGTCTCGCCATTTAAGGCAAGCAGCTGTCAATCGGCACTGATTGGCTTAAAGGAAAATTCGTCAACGGAAAACCCTTTTGATTTCTGGACGGACAAATCTACATCGGCGGCGTTTGAGGTATCGGTTCCTTCTGCGGTTTGGTCATTATTGGGGGGCTCAGAAGGGTCCATTCTCGATGTTTACAGGGGCGAATATGAGTTTGACCGCTTTTCCGTGAAGCTGTGGAACAAGCGCGGAAGGGACAACGGCGTTACAATCCGTTATGGCAAAAATCTGACGGATTTACAGCAGGATGAGAATATTTCCAATGTGGTGACCGGCATTTATCCATATTGGAAGGGTAGTGATGGAACGCTTGTCGAGTTGCCGGAAAAAATAGTTAATGCTCCAGGTACTTATAACTTCCAGCAAATCGCTCCCAAAGATTTCACCACGGATTTTAAAGAGCAGCCAACAGAAGAGCAGCTAAGAGAATGTGCACAAGCCTACGTCAAGAATAATGATATAGGCATACCAGCGGTTTCAATCTCCGTTTCGTTCCAGCCGTTGGAGCAAACTGAGGAATACAAAGACCTTGCCCTGTTAGAGCGTGTGAATTTAGGCGATACGGTAACGGTAGAATATCCTAACCTCGGTGTCTCAGCAACAGCAAGGTGCGTTAAGACCGTTTATGACGTTCTGAAAGACCGCTATGAGAGCATTGAATTAGGACAGCTAAAAAGCAATATCGCTGGTACAATAGCTAACCAACAGCAGCAAATTCAAGATTTTCCTAATTCAACAGTTTTTCAGCAGGCTGTGGATAACGCCAATGGATGGATTACCAACGGGCAAAAAGGGGAGATGGTGGCCATACAAAAAAATGGGAAATGGGTTGAGATTGCAAGCCTAGATACCGGGGACATTGCCACAGCTCAAAGCGTTTGGCGTTGGAATAATGGAGGTTTTGGACATTCTAACACAGGATATAATGGTGATTTTATTAATGCCTTGTTGGCAGATGGCAGTATAAATGCCGCAGTTATTACCACAGGGATATTAAATGCAAACGTTATCCGGGCAGGCATTATTAAGTCTTTAAAAAATCCTAACGTATATTTTAATTTGGACACTGGAGAGCTAGCCTCTAACAAGCTTGTTTCCTCTGATACTAACATTATTGCGATTATCGGACGTGATACCATTAGCGAATCAAATCGCGATGGATTTGCTCTTTATGATGGTTCCACTAAGCTTTTGAGAATAGGACATTATGCAGCAAGTGGAGCCGGAATTATGACAGATAGAGACTTCGATATTGAGTTTGGAAGGCTCCGAAACTTTCGTATTTCTGATGGAGGTCTTACAGTCTTTCAATATACCCATGTCGGTGGCTATCTTAGCATTTATCGTCCGACATCATCTTCATCGGTAAGCGTCCTTTATGCCGGTGACACAGATACAACAATAGATGGGCCTAACACCAACAATACGAAGATTGTAATCAAATCTAATAACATTGATTTTTATGTTGGAGGGAAAAAGGTGGCCTATATTGATTCTAATGGTTTTCATTAGGAGGTAGAAATATGATAGAACTAGCAAACGGAATAAGCCTTCCAGAGGGTGCGGTTGTCCAATCGATAGTATGCCATATGGACAACGCCCGGGAATATTTAGCGATTGTCGAGCGCATACAATACGACAAAACCCTTCCGGTTATTGAGGTTTATTTATCAAGCGGCGGCGTCCCCTACGAAGTACCGGAAAATGCGACGGTTTCTGTCCGCCTCCGTAAAGGAGACGGTAAAGGCGTATATAATCCGGCGCTTGGATTAAGCGAGGATCGCACAAGGGTATACATAACTATCACCCAGCAAATGACGGCTGTTCCCGGTAATTGCCGGGCGGTTGTTGAGGTCGCGGCCGGCGGCGGGGTAATCTGCGCCAGTGAGTTTTTGCTGAAGGTCACGGAAAACCCGGTTCAAGAGGGAGCGATTGAGAGCGAGGATGAGTACCTTACTCTCACCGAAATTCTGGCCCAGGTACAGCAAATGCATGGCGACGTAGAAGGATGGAAGGATCAGACGCTGGACTATAAAAAGCAGGCTGAAAGCATGGCGATTAATGCCGTTGCAAGCGCAAGCAGGGCTGCCGATTCTGCAACCAACGCAGCCGATAGCGCGGCACAAGCCGGTACATCGGCCACCAATGCGGCAAATAGTGCCGCTCAAGCTGAGGAAGCCTCTGAACACTATCCTACAATTAGTTCGGATGGCTACTGGCAGCTGTGGGACCCTGCTTCAGGGAAATATGTAAAGACAACCCAAAAAGCTCAAGGACCAGAGGGACCGACAGGGCCTCCAGTAGACACAAGTACACTTATTTCACAGGCTGAAAAAGGCGCAGCCAACGGCGTAGCCACGCTCGATTCCGGCGCTAAGGTTCCCGTGCCGCAAATCCCGGCAGCCAATTCCCTTCAGGTGTTGAACCTGGGGCCTATCCCTACCAGTGACAGGCTGCAAACAGGCCAGGATTTAAATGATTACACAACATCGGGGAGCTACTGGTGTACAACCAGCGCTATTGCGGGAAGCTTGATAAATTGCCCTTATAAAGGCCGGTTTAAATTGGTGGTAGACGACGTTTCTTCCGGCGGAGAAATCGTATATCAATACATTATCCCGGGCCATACAAGCGAGAATTCGGTATATACGATATATTACCGCGTCTATGATATTTGGGTTCCCGCGTCTCCCTGGGGCAATTGGAAAACGTTACTCAGTGTTGTTGGGGGAAACAAGAACAGCATACAACAGACCTCCGCCCTTCTCAACCTGAGACAAGAGGAAGGCGCGTGGACGCCAGTGTTGATAGCAAGGAGCGGCCCGGCGGTAAGCTATACAATTACCGAAAATCGCGGCTGTAAATATTGGACGCTCGGCGATTGGGTCTATATTACCTGTTATCTACGTGTAAGGATTACTGCTGCTGGTAACGGGAGTTCCGGCAGCAGATCTTATGCCGGAATACAGGGGCTGCCCTTTGCGGTATCAACCGAAAGCAGGTACCCCATTACCGTGACAGAGCTGTATGGCTGCGTCAGCAATAATTGGGATGTCGGATATATCGATGACGACGGCGGCAGCTCCGTTTATTTTCAGAAGGACGACGGAGCCGCACAGGAATGGTGGATGGTTAACTCTTCTACCGATGGCGGTATTAATTTTTGCGGTTGGTACAAGAAAGCGACATAGAGAAAGGAGGTACAGGAAAATGTATGAAGAAATCACTTTGCAGGACCTTGACCGGGATAAGGTCAATGTAATGAGGCAAAAGTATATCGAGCTGGAAGGGACAAGCTACCCCATCGGAGATATTTTCCGGCGGTCGTATGCGAACAGCGCGAATGGGCGAAAGCAGGTCCAGGAGGAGATTGCGGAGCCCTACTTCAGCGCCGTTATGGCGGTATGGGGAGAAGAACCCACGGTATTCCCGGAGGAACCGGAAATCATTGAAACGGAGGCATGAAACATGAACGAAAGCATTTTGGAAATCGAGCTTGGGCCAGGCGAGGAAATCAGCGCCGAAACAGCCAAAGAGCTGAGCAACGGAAAGGGTGAAGAGCATGAGTAATAGCGCATTGGTGAACTATACCTGTATATCCCCTAACAGCAATAATCCGCGGAACGCCGGCATAAAAAAGATCACCATCCACCACATGGCGGGCAACCTCTCTGTTGAGACCTGCGGGAAGATTTTTGCCAGCTCCGCCCGTCAGGCTTCCTCCAACTATGGGATTGGAAGCGACGGAAGAGTGGGCATGTATGTGGAAGAGAAAAACCGCTCCTGGTGCAGCTCCAGCCCGTCAAACGACCATCAGGCGGTGACAATCGAGGTAGCCAACGATGAAACCGGCGGCGACTGGCATGTAAGCGATAAGGCTCTGGCTAAGCTTATTGACCTCTGTGTGGACATTTGCCAACGAAACGGGATCGATAGGCTGAACTATACCGGAGACACCGCCGGCAACCTAACCATGCATTGCTGGTTTTCCGCCACCTCCTGCCCCGGCCCCTATCTCAAGAGCAAATTCCCCTACATAGCCGAAGAGGTCAACAAGCGCCTGGGCGGTTCTGGACAGGCGGAGGCCGGCGCATCCATTCAAAAAGGAGACCTTGTGAAAATTGCCCCCGGCGCGGTCTATTACAACGGCGCGGCAATCCCGTCCTGGGTAAAGAATCAAAGCTGGTATGTGTCTCAAGTCAGCGGGGATCGGGCTGTGATTGACAAGAACGAAAGCGGGACAAGCTCCATATGCAGCCCGGTAAATACAAAGTATCTGTCGGCAGCCGGCAGCACGGGCACCGCGCCCGCCCCTTCCGAACCAAAAAAGATCGAGGCGGGCGGCAAGGTGAAGGTAACCGGCAGCCAATACACCAACGGCGTGGCGATTCCCTCCTATGTTAAAGGGAACACCTATACGGTCCAGCAGGTCAAGAGCGACCGGGTACTGCTGAAGGAGATTTATTCCTGGGTCCCCCTGAGCGGCGTGCAGGCCGTATAAGGGAGGCGCAAATGGAATTAATCGGGAATATCACTCAGATTTGCACGGCCCTGGCAGCGGTTGGAAGCGTTCTGACCATACTGCTCAAGGTTCTGAGCCCTCTGAAGTCAATTGAAGCCCGGATTGAGAAGCTGGAGTCATATTCACAAAGCGATTACATGAATACCTTAAAACTTACTATTATGAGTGAGGAATTTCCTTTGGAGGAGCGGCTGGTCGCCGGTGAAAAATATGTACAGGAGGGCGGAAACGGGGCAATTAAAGCGAAATATCAATTGCTGCGGGAGGAATATAGTACGAGAAACGGAGGCTATCAGCATGGATGAGTTTTTCAGCTGGCAAATGCTGGCGACATTCGCGGGAGCAACCGCGGCAACGGGGATTTTGACCCAGTTTCTCAAGAATCTAATCCCGAAGCTGCCAACACAATGGCTCAGCTACCTATTAGCGCTGGTGCTTCTGTGCGCGGCGACGGCGGCAATCGGAGACTTTACAGAGTGGACATCCTGGGCAATCCTGCCGCTGAATGCGGCGCTGGTGAGCATGGCGAGCAACGGCGCGTTTGCGGCGGTCAAGCGTGCGGCGGAAGGCAAGAGCAAAACAGAATAGATAGAAAGAGAGCCCCGGAGTGATCCGGGGCTTTTTTCTGTGGATTTATTTCACTGAAATTAGCCGGAAATAAATCATGGGATATAATAAAGCTATGGTAAAACTTTCCAGAGGGGTAAGAAAACGAGGTGAAAGCTTTTGGAAAATAATATTGCCCCTCTTGATAACGACACGATAACCCGTTTGGTGTATGCCCATGACGATGAGCTCACAGAGGCCATCCGGCAAATCCGCGTCCTGATGGACAGAGTCAAGGAGCTGGAAGAAATCAAAAAGTAGTCAAAAGGTAGTCACCGGGCGCTTTCAGGCAAAAAAATAACCGCATAGACCACCGCAAAACGGCTGTCTTATGCGATTATTTCTGGCGCGCCCGGAGGGACTCGAACCCGCGACCTCTTGATTCGTAGGCAATTTTCAATGCCTATCCATCTGTGTGCGTCAGCATAAACGGCTATTTCATGCGATTTTTAAAAACTTACTATTTTGGGCCGTGGTAGTCAAAAGGTAGTCAACTGGTTTTTGACGGCTGCTCCTCCAAAAAATATCTTTCAATTCTCCCGGCGGCCTTCAGTCCATCCCCACGTTCCAAATGGGTGTATATTTCCGCCGTCATCTGTATGGAGGAATGGCCCAAAAGATATTGGGCTGTACGGAGGTCAACGCCCGCATGATATAAAGTAGTCGAATATGTATGACGCAGCATATGCGGATGTACGGGAAAATCCACCCTGCGTTCAACCCTTTCCCATAGACGGCGAAACGCAATTTTTGTCATTGCACCGCCGTCAGTCTTAGCAATTACATATAGCCCCCTCCTGGGAGTTTTACCTAATATTTCACGAAGCGGCGCCGGAACCGGTATGGTTCTGTGCGCTGCTTTTGTTTTCAGCTCTTGAGAGGGGTCCGGCTGATTTCCAATAAAAGCGACCGCTCGATTTACGGTTAAGCTGTCCGGCTCAATGTCTCCCCATTGCAGCCCCAGCGCCTCTTCTCTGCGCAGGCCACAGTATAAGCACAGCGCGACAAAAGCCAGGGCCTTGGGATCATCGCAGGCCGCCAGAAGCTTTTTGGTCTGGTCCTTTGTCAGATATTTAGCTTTATCGGGCTTGGTATGGGGCGTGATTTTGATTCCCTCTGTCGGATCTTTTATCATCAGGCCGTTTTGTCTGGCTGTATTAAAAATTTGCTGCATTGTAAGTAAAACCTTATGCTGTAAACTCTCTGATTTCTCAGATACGCCGGCCATAACCTCCCGGACATGCACCGGACGAACCTCGCGCAGCGGCATATCCCCAATCATCCCCATGATATGGGTGTTATACGCGTTTTTGTACATGTCCTTTGTATTGGGCCTCAAATTAGCCTTGTATTTCTCAAGCCATATTTTGGCCCATTCGCCCACTAAGGTTTTATCATCTACGATTAAGCCCTGCCGGTCCTCTTCAAGCACAGCAAGCGCCGCCTGGTTGAGCTCCGCAATCGTTTTACCGTATACAATCTTTTGTTTCCCGGCCGATAGCGTAACCTTCTTTTGATACCGCCCATCTTTTCTTTTTTTAGGCATAAAAAGCACCTCCAAAGTATGACTTGCAAAGCCTGCCCTGAAGGTGGTATAATCACAGTGTTGCTATGTGATACCCTTCAGGGTAAGCATCTATCTTCGCCGCCCTCTGGTACGCCAATACCGGAGGGCGGGTTTTTATGTATTTTTTGCTTTTAGCTGTTTAATTTCACGATCAAAGTCAGAAACGATTTTCTGTGTCTTATTAAATTCTTTATATTCTGCATGTGCTTTTTTAGTAGCCGCTGCATTTGAGATTTTCCCTTTGCCCTTCAAAATATCATATCTACGGAAAGAAAGAAATTCATTAATGCTTTCGGAAAATTCTTCCATTGTAAACGTATTTTCTCTTTCAATCAAATCTTCAATATAGTCAAAATATCCGGATACAGTTCGCTCCAACTGAGCGATTTGTTTTTGGCTTAGATAATTTTTTGCAACGTTTACATCCGATTTTAATATTCGGCCATCGGGTGAATTTTTCCAAGTCGTTAAACCCATATGTTCCTTAGACCTGTCAGCAGAAGTAAATACGATTTCAGCCGCTGTCCGACCTGTAATTGCATAGTGAAATTTATTTTGTACCATAGCGTAAAATTCATGTGTAATTTGGGCGTTCTTGTCATAGTCGATACTACACTCTGCGAATATATCGGTTATTTGCTGCCAAATCCGACGTTCACTGGCGCGAATGGAACGAACTCGTTCCAATAATTCACGGAAATAATCTTTTCCGAACGCATCTTTCCCCTGCTTGAGACGCATATCATCCAAGGCGAAGCCTTTAATCATGTACTCCTTCAAAATTCCTGTTGCCCAGATACGGAAGTTTGTAGCCCGTCGGGAATTTACTCGATACCCTACTGAGATGATAGCATCCAGATTATAAAACTGAGTGCGATAGTTTTTTCCATCAGAGGCAGTTGCCGAGATTTTCTCGGTAACTGAATCTTTATCTAATTCTCCGTCTGCAAAAATGTTTTTCAAATGTAAGGAAATATTATCTGCACTGCAATCAAACAACTCAGCCATAGCTTTCTGGGTTAGCCATATCGTATCGTCTTTAATCAACGCGTTGACTGAAATATCTTCTTCCGCTGATTGGTATAGTAAAAATTCAAACTGCTTTTCGTTCATATAATCACCTCACATTGCAAATTCAGTCGAAATTTTCGACTTTTTATCTCAAAAATACAATTCCGTATCTAAATTTCCGTATGTATACCAGCACACCACCTTTTTCATAAAATCTTCGGTGACATCAAAGTATTCGGCTAAGGACCATATTTCCGTATAACCATTAGCTATTGCTTCATCAAGCTCTGATTCAGAGATTAAATGCTGGATTGCCCACTTGTTAGCCTTATTTTCATGTTTTCCCCTTATATCGCACGGACTATCGACGTTGTAAAACGCCCCTGTTTCCACGTGTCCTAGTTCGTGGGCAAGACATTCTTTTTTCTCAACCTGTGTTGGCAAGCGTTTTGGATCTATTGCAATCCAACCTTGAGGAAGGGATATAGCAACAGAGTGTCCCATATTAAGCTCATCAATAGAAATTCCTTGTTTTTCTGCAAATTGATAAATCTGTAAAAGGGTCATATCTTACTTCCCTCTATTTTGATCCTGCGCTTTCTTAAATCTAATAAAGTCCAAAACATCCTGCTTTTGACCGTCGGTTAATTCCTTGACCTCGCCGTATAACGCAAAATCAATTCCTTTCAATTCTTTATCAAGCTCACTGCTATCGGCAGTGGGCTTTTTTTCTTGTTCGTTACCAAGAAGGTAATCAGTAGATACCTCAAAATATTCAGCCAACTTCGTAAGAGTAGCACCATTAGGGGTAGAACCTTTCTTCCATTTAGCTACTGACGTCCGGCTTATTTCACAATCTACACAGGCTTTATTAGGTGTAACTCCCTTTTGGCTGCACAGTTCGAAAAAAGTGTCATAAAACACAAATTATTCCTCCGTTTATTGTGCATGATGACAATGTTCAAAAAAGTTATCATATTCCCTTGACTGATAACATTGGTTATCGTATAATATGGTCATTGAGATAACTTAAGTGATCAACATGCATACTATAATTTACGTCCGAATAAATAGTAGCACAAAAAGAACACCTAAGTCAACAATATTACCAGAAAGGAGATTACTTTTGTATGCCTGCACAATGGACAGCAGAGATTCTTGGCAAAATGCACCTGAATTCCATAACTGCGAAAGAGCTTGCAGCAAAATTAGGGATTAATTCCAAATATGTCAGCGCAATTATGAACGGCAGACGTGAGCCCCGTAACGCGGAACAAAATTTCCGCGCCGCCCTGGATGAACTCATCCATGAAAAACAACAATCTCACCCCCCAATTAAATAATACCACCCTATCTGTCCGTTAAACAGGACTTTATGAGGAATGGAGAAAAAATTTTAGAAGGGGGTGAGGAAATGAAAAAAGACATCAATATTCCTAAAATCGATATGGATGAAGAAAGCCCTCCGCTACCTCCTTTTGTGGAGAAAGTGACAGGGCAAATAGACTGGATACGGTATTATATTGCAACTACTGAATCTGCATTACGGACAAAAATCAATGTTATTTGGATCGTAGTTCTTGTTCTTTGCTTTATAGTAGGATTCCTGTTTGCAAAGCTATTGTGCTAACCCAAGCACGAATCCAAATACAGCGCTTACGGCTGCAAGCAATACAGAACATACAGACTTTATAATCTGCATTTTTAATTCTGCAAGGTATATTGCACCTTCTTTTGAAACTGCAATTTTCCATTCAGTGACTTGTTTCATTTGCACTAATCCCATGTTGAACAAGACGCAACAAGTCTTCCATTGCGAACGATTCGCCCATTGGGATAGGAACGGAATACGCCATATCAGCGGGAAGGCATGAATACAATTATACGAGACAGCAAAAGCGTTTGGCGATGAAATTTCTTGGTGAGTTTTCAAGAGTACTGTACGCAAGACCAAATATTGCACGATAATCGACACTAGGGGTCGCCTCCTTTCCACCTTATTATAACGTGGCCCAGGAGGAAGAACAAGCAGACACGCCCCCACTCGCTATGTGGAGGGCAGGGAAATTTTTAGGAAGGAGAAAGTATGAATATCTGCGACGCGGTTAAGGCGCGAACTACAAACAAGCCGTATATAACACGGCAGTCTTGGAATTATCCAACAAGTGTATGGTGTAATGCTGCGGTTAAAATTTTACCTACAGATACGCCGGATTGCTGCACAATTGAGAGCGTGGCAAGCAATGCCCCCTGCCGAGGGTGGCAGCCCCAGGCAGAGGATTTAATTGCGGACGATTGGATCACGACTACTTAGAATCAATCACGAATTTCCTTGACGAATCTATAGCCCTTTTTTAGCATTGTGTTTTCATCGCATTCTTGTATAGATTGAATCTTCAAGGCAATTTCGCAGGGCTCATTGTTGCTATAGTGTACCGACAACAATCCATCGGAATCAAGCATACGAATAGCGGCATGTACTAAATGTGGCGGTTCTTTCGGAAATAGCGTAACCAGTTTACTCGCACACGAAAATTGGTTCCCGTGCTCAATAAAATCTCGACACATGGAACAAATAATTTTGTCCGCTATTTTACAAGCTTTCAAAAAACCACCTCCCTTCCCCGCTCCTATTATACAGCCCAGGGAAAAGAGGGACAAGGTTATTCACAATTATCAACCGAGTTTTCAACAAAAGGAAGGAGGCTAGAACGTGAAAGAAAGAATCGAAATTAAAAGCAATTTTTCCGATTGGCATGAAGTAACAAAAATTCAGGCTCAACGATATGTAACATACTTGCTTCATTCCATCACGGCAATATCCCGCGAAAATCTAGTGGCTTATATTGAGAAAAGCCGGCTTAGAGGTGTCAGCGTTGCCGAGTTATACATTTAATCAATCGGATGAAATCTCGAAGGCTCTCAATGAGTTGGCGCGGCATGAGCTAAAGCTCAAAATTCTTCAAGATATACGTGCGGATATATCCGTTTGTTTGATTGAAGGATGGGATTACAAAGAATATCTTATTGATTTGAGGTCTCTTATTGACAGCTTTCTAAATGAGAAGATAGAAAGGGTGTGAAATCATGGAAGAAAGCATATATGAGCTTCGCGAGGCCGTCGGGCTGGAGGAAATCAACCGGCTGCTGGCGACAGGCCGTTGGAAGGTTCGCAGCTTAGATTGGGACGATGAAATCCCGGTGGCTAAATTGGTTCGTAACAAAAGATGAGGGGGAAAGCAATGAAACAACACATCGAAGCTGTCCTTGAATGGAGCTTCCGCATATTGCTGCTGGCGCTTGTTACCGCCATGATTGCGTTTTATTTCAAAATGATTGTTTGAGAGGAGGAATTTAAATTGGATTTTAACCTGGAAGAGTACATTCGCGCCATTGTTCGAGAGTGTATAGCCGAAGGGCCGGAAATGAAGACACGGTTTACCGCTGAGGATATAGCGCAGCGTTTTGGATGGAGCCCGGCCAACGCCAGACGAGTGATAAACAACGGAAGCTTTGGAGAGGTTATCGCAGCGAGCCCAAAGCATAAGGTCGTAACTCTTCAGGGCGTTCTTGAATTTGAACGGAACAGAACGGTCAAAGCGTTGACGCATTCAAAAAGGGAAACAGGCCGGCGGACAGTCATTCATAAGAATCCTGGAAGAATCTGAGGGAGGACAGCAATGAACTTTCTAATCACCTTGTACATATTCTCTGCGGCGTTTGCACTGATGGTCCTTGTGGCCTGGATATGTGAGCGCCGGGAGCGCGGGAGGGCCCGCTGTAAGATTCGGGCAATGAGGAAGGGCGAAAGGAGAAAAGCGGCATGAATATACCGGAGTGCTGCACGCACTGCAAGACCATGCAGAAGCATAACTGTATTTTTCAGGAATCCTGCGTCACAGTCCGGCGGTTCCTGCGCAAGCAATACGACAGTATGATGATCGAATACAGCAACGATACCCATAGGAGGCTGAAAAACAGGCATGGCAGGTAATAAAAAAGCCGCGCAGGAACGGCAATTCCTGACGCGGCAAACAGAAAGAACTTACCTATAGTATATCAACGTGGACGGAGGTTGTCAAATGGAAAATGTGAACGGCCTGGATTGGGCACAGGCACAATATGACCGGCAGGAGCCTTCATATAAAGAGCCGGAAGCGCTTTTAAGGTGCTCCCTCTGTCAGGCCCCGATATGCCCAGGGGAAAAGTACTATACCGATATTGACGGCTCAGACATATGCTGCGAATGTATTGAAGATTTTGCAAGAATCGCCGGATAGAAGGAGGGTGTCTCAATGGACATCATGCGGATGGGGAAAAACCCTAATTATATGGGAAGCTGGGATTTGGATGATTTGCCGAACCGGGAGATTACTTTGACCATTGAAAGAATAGTTGACGAAGAAGTTTTTACAAATGGGCAAAAGGAAAACTGCACTGCCTGTTATTGGACGGACAAGGCCTATAAGCCGATGATTTTGAACGTGACAAACAAAAAAGCTATTTGTAAGCTGTACAAAACAAAGGACACCGAAAAGCTAAAGGGAAAGTCCGTGATTATTGGGACGGAGCAGGTCAAGGCTTTCGGCGGGGTCCATGACGCGCTGCGAATCAGGCCGAGGATCCCGCGCGAGATTTCCGGCCCTGCGCCAAAATGCGAGCAATGCGGAAAGGACATCCGCGCGGCGGGCAGTATGTCGCCGGAGCAAACAGCCGCATATACAAAAAAGAAATATGGGGAAAGCCTATGCGCTGATTGCGCGACGGCAGCGGCGAGGGGAGTGCAGTGATGACCTTAACAAAACGTAATTATTTCAGCCGTAAAGCAAACAAGGAATACATGTCCGTGTCGCAATTCAAGAGCTTTCGCAAATGCCAGGCGGCTGCCTTGGCTGAATTAAGGGGCCGATACCAACGCGAGCAGACCACGGCGCTTCTTGTCGGATCCTATGTTGATTCATATTTTGAGGGGACAATGAAAGCCTTTCAGAACAGGAACCCGGAGATCTTTAAGCGTGACGGAACGCTCAAGGCAGAATACATACAAGTAAATTCCGTTATCGAAAGGATTGGGCGGGACAAGCTTTTCTCCAGCTATTTGTCCGGCCGGAAACAAGTTATCATGACAGGGCAAATCAAGGGCGTCCCGGTAAAAATCAAGATCGATAGCCTGCATTGCGACAAAATCGTTGACCTGAAGGTTATGAAGGATTTTGAATCAATCTATGATCCTGAAAAGGGACGTATTCCGTGGTTTGAGGCCTGGGGATATGATTTGCAGGGCGCGGTATACCAGGAGGTTGTACGGCAAAACACAGGCGAACAATTGCCGTTTTATCTCGCCGCCGCCACGAAGGAAAAAATATCCGACATCGATATTGTCCACATCCCGCAAAGCATGCTGGATTTTGCATTAGAAGGCTTTAAGCGCGATGTAGAGATGTATGACGCGATAAAAAAGGGGATTATAGAGCCCGAACGGTGCGAAAAGTGCGAGTATTGCAAGGCTTCAAAGGTTTTATCTGAGCCCACCGAAGCGGACGAATTTTACCTAATGTAAGGAGGGAAAAGCAATGCTTAACACAGCAATATTCATGGGCCGTCTGACTGCGGACCCGGAGCTGAGGCACACGTCGAGCGATACGGCGGTGACAAGCTTCACGGTAGCGGCTGACCGTTCCTATGTAAAAACCGGAGCAGAGCGCCAGGCTGATTTTATAGACGTAGTCGCATGGCGCAGCACGGCGGAGTTTATCTGTAAATATTTCAAGAAAGGCCAATTAATTGCCATTCAGGGATCCATACAAACGCGAAGCTATGAGGACAAAAACGGGAACAAGCGCAAGGCGGTTGAGGTTGTCGCGGACCAGGCGCATTTTGCAGGCCCTAAGAGGGAGCAGGAGGGCGGGAATTTCGCTCAGCCCGGCGACGGGTTTCAAGAGATTACGGCAGACGACGACTTGCCTTTTTAACTAAGCAGGAGAAAGGAAGTGAAACAGCTTGAACATTATTTCATTCGTTCCCACCGGAAGGGAAAACGCCGTTTCCCGTTATGACATTGCCAAGGCAGTCGGGATTTCAGAGCGGGATGTCCGTTTTAAGATCAAAGAGGCCAACAAAGAGCTGGAACGGATTGGGGAAGCGATTGTTTCAAGCTCCAGCGGCCGGGGGTATTGGCGCACAAACGATATTGCCGAGATGGAAAAATACTTGCAGGAATCCAGCCGCCGAAGATCGACACAGGCTAAGAACGACCTCCCCATCCAGCGGATCGTCAGCCGGGCAAAAGGCGAAGCCCTCATTTATGTCAAAGGCTATTTCAGGAGGATTCGTGTCAATCCCGCCCAAACAAAGCTATGAGGCGGTGGTAAGGTGCCAAATAGAATTATTAGCGAAAAGATTCGTACAAGCAAATCAATCAACGCGCTTTCAGATTTTCAATTTCGATTATGGACGTATCTACTGACTTATGTTGATGATTACGGAAGAGGCAGCGCGGATCCGGAATTGCTGAAAGGATTCGTATTTCCAAGAAGGAACGGAGTTCGGGAACAAGATATTCAAAAGGGCCTTGAAGCTTTGGAACGCAATGGTAGCATTCTTCTCTATGATGTTGCAGGAGAACCCTATTTTTGCCTTCCAAACTGGGGCAAGTATCAAAGAATACAAACCAAGAAGTCAAAGTTTCCTGAGCCAAGCGAAAATGATATTTCACGGTGGTCCACGGTGACTCACGGTGACTCACCGCTAGAATCCAATCCAGAATCCAATCCAAATCCGAATACGAATACGAAAGACGCGCCCGCGCGCGTACCACGCTTTCAAAAGCCCACCGTAGAGGAAGTTCGTTCATTCTGTAAGGAACAGGGCTATGCTTTGGACGCAGATTATTTCTGCAACTACTACGAGAGCAATGGCTGGAAAGTCGGAAAAAACAATATGAAGGACTGGAAAGCCACTGTTCGAAACTGGGTTAAGCGTGAAAGGGCTGAACAGAGCAAAACAGGAACAGGGGCCGAAACCACCTACAACATCGAGGCGTTCGAGCAATCGGGCGCGTTCGATGATTTGGACTGGAGGCCGTAACATGAAACTGCATGTTAAGCCGGCGAAGTATCACAACACGCCGGTTGAGGTTGACGGAATACGCTTTGACAGCAAGGCGGAGGCGGCGCGGTACGTACAGCTGAAGGCGCTGAGAGCATCGGGGCGGATTCTTTGGTTTACCCGGCAGCCGTCCTTCCTCTTGTTGGGAAACACCCGGTACAGGCCGGATTTCATGGTGTGCGATTCTTCCGGGCTAGTATGGGTAGAGGATGTCAAGGGCATAGAGACAAAGGAATTCAAGATCAAGAAAAAGGACTGGGAAGCGCTTTATCCAGGCTTTGAATTGAGGGTGGTTAAGTGATCGAAGAAAAAAGAGGCCGGCGCTGGAGTTCATCAAGGGGGAACACAACATGAAAGACAAACTCACCTGCTCAAAATGCAGAAAAAAGGACACATCCGAATGTCCAATGGCAAAGGCTGAAAGAACGGTCACGGGAGAGTTTTCAGGCTTTAAAACCGCATTCGAGAATTGGGAAGGGTGCAGCAGGGGCGAAGGCCGGCCGGCGAATGGCGCTGCAAGTAATTTTTCAGGGAAAGCGAGGCCATAGAAATTGAACAAGGCGCTTCTGTCGTCTAAAAATATGTGTTGGTGTACGCCGCAGGATTTTTTTGATAAGTTGAACCAAGAATTTCAATTTGTTCTGGACCCCGCGGCTACCGATAAGACAGCGAAATGCCCCTTATACTATACGCCGGAGACGGACGGGCTTTCACAAAGCTGGGACCGCGGCGGCGCGGTATTCTGCAATCCGCCTTATGGGCGCGAGATTGGGAAATGGGTGAAAAAGGCGTTCATAGAGGCCCGCGGGGGCTTTCCAATCGTGCTGCTCATTCCAGCGCGGACGGACACGAATTATTTTCACGATTACATTTATGGGAAGGCGGAAATCAGGTTTGTGCGAGGGCGTTTGCATTTTACGGACGATGACGGCAACGCCGTAAACGCCGCCCCTTTTCCCTCGATGGTGGTTATCTACAACGGGGGCCGGACAATCAATGAACAAGGCGAATCATGTTAAACAATTGGGAGGTATTTCATGAATATTGTATTTATTAGGCAGTTCGACAATCGTCAATACTTGTTCGAGGTACCGGAGAATATAAAGCTCAAAGAGGGCGATAGGGTCATGGTTAGAAACAGGCGTGGAGAAGTAGATGGTATATGTACCTGTGACAGCTTTGAACTGGAGGGAAGCCCGTTGAAAGCCGTGGTGGTAGCGGTTGGGGCAACGCTTCCATTGAAGCCCGTAGTCGGTAGGGTATGCGTGAAGAAATTTGAGGGTATTGACGATGTTTGAGAAACCTCAAAAGAAAAGGCTTCCAATAGATAAGGAGTTTTTAAATATGGAGAGATATTTCAAAATTACAGAAATTCCAGAATCAGAATTTGTCAAGAAAACTGGTGAGCGTTGGATAGGTGTGCAGACCTATGTAGCATTAGATGATAGTATTTATATAGGTGTCGATTGCGACATGACAAGCAGAATGGTAGTGGAATTGGAGGATTTAGAATGAATTTAAGTGAAGCAATATTGCTATACCAACAAATGTGCACAGAGTGCCGCGAAAAGAGAAGTAGGCTTCCGATATTAGGGGAGCCACCTTGTGAGAAATGCGCTGTATATGTAGCCATTAACGCTATGAAGAAGGAGCTAAAACGAGAAGCGGAAAAGAAGAACGATGAGTATTTGCGCCGTAGAGCAGCGCAGGAGGAGGAACGGAGGCGGGGGTGCTGGTGGTGCAATGGAATTGGAGCGACGCCTGAAAATTGGGAGTGTTCGCTTGTGGGAGAATTTGGAACCGTAACCACCACAGATAATGAGGTAGTTTGGACAACTGCGAGCTTTTGCCCCAGCTGCGGCAGGCGGCTAAAGGAGAATGAAGATGGCTGAATACATAGAACGTGAAAAGCTCTTGTCTCATTTGTTCAACAAGCAGGACGAGCCGCTGGACGTAATGAGAGAGATTACAGAGTTTCCCGCCGCTGATGTTGCCCCGGTGAAGCATGGGAAATGGGGAGCATATGAAGCCTTTCCACTAACAGCGAGTTTAAATGGACATCCGTGCAGTGAATGTGGCATACGCTTTTTTCGACATCACATGGAGCAGGAGGAAGAAGCATGAACCCCGCGGCAAAATGGCTTTTGGACTTATATAAAGGCTCGGGCCTTACGAAACAGAAGTTTGCTAAAAGGTGCGGGATGTGCGCAATACAGATCAGCCGCTGGGAGCGCGGAGAACAAGACCCATACCCGGCCAGCATTAGAAAAGCTGGCGCCGCGTTTGGCGTTGAACCCCCGGAGGAAATTATAGAGGCAGCGGAAGAAGCCGGCCAAAGCAGGCGTGTTAAAAAAGCACCGCAAGTTCCAATCGCAGAACAGAAGGGAATAGGCGTTCCCAATAAGGACAAAGAAAAGGCCTCCCGTTTTCAATACGACGGGAAGCCCCGGGAATTTTGCAAAAAGAACCGCTGTGAATGGATTGGCTCAGACGGGAAATGCCATCTTCCCTCTTGCCTGAATCTATAAGTGCGGAATATCTCAAGGGCAAGCTGAGAAGGAGGAGGGATTAGGTGACAAACAAAGAATTGTCCCAGCTGTACTATTTAAATAAGGAAATCAAACAACTTGAAAGCAAATTGATGGAGTTAGAAACGACAGCCTACAAGGCAACCCCTAATCTTACCGGAATACCGGGCAGCGGAAAATGCAGCGATAAGGTAGGACGATACGCGGCAGAAATTGCCGATTTGAAGGCGTTAATTAACCTCAACATTAAGAAGTGCTGGCATGAAAAAAGACGTCTTGAAAGGTATATACAGAGTATTGATGACAGCCTTATAAGACAAATATTCTTTTTACGGTATATTGAATTAAAGAAATGGGAAGATGTTGCTGCTAGTTTAGGCGGAAACAATACTGAGAACAGTGTAAAGCAGATTCATAGCCGTTATTTACGGTCTCATTAAAAAGTTGTCACACTTGTCACACTCTTATATGATAGAATAATATTGTAGAAAAAAGCGGTTTAGAGGAGGCCTCTGTAATGATCCGATTTATATGCAATTATTTGCGAGGCTGCTGCTGCAAACATGATTTCGAACTTATTGCACATGTGAAAATAGCTGATTATTTTCGTGGAGAAAAGGTCATTTGTGGAGAGCGCAATACATACAGGTGCAAAAAGTGCGGGTTCGTCCAAAAGGTCAACTTGTAACTTTTGATCACCTATCCGAGTGTAGGATGAGTTGAGATTTCGTCCATCTTTTAGATGGGCGTTTTCATTTTAAAGATATGTGGCTGAATCCGCACAAGTAAAAATAAAGCAGGGCTTACCACCCTGCTTTTCTTATGCTCATTTTGAGGTGATATGCGTGGAAAAAGAAAAGCTTATAGGCGAATACCAGGCCGATCTCAAAAAGGTAATGGACCGAATAGAAGAGGCGTTGGCAAACAGAAAGGAATGCATGAGCACAGAAGGGCGCAAGCGTCTTGCTCTTCTGTATGACATGCGAAATAGCCTCTGTTTCTCCCTGAAGGAAATGACAAAGGATTAATATTGTGATTGCTCCGATCAAATTAAAACGCCTAATAGATCTAATAAATGCCGGGAAAGAACACGAGTTTTACACTTGGGGAGAATGGTTGAAGTCTCGGGAAGATGTTTTAAAACTGGACCATTATGAATGTCAACGCTGCAAGGACGTTAAGCACAAATACCGCAAGGCCAAGATAGTCCACCATGTCAAACATTTAAGAAGCAGGCCGGACTTAGCTCTCTCTATATGGGATGAGGAAACAGGGGAACGCCAGCTTATAAGCGTCTGTAAGCAATGTCATGAAGAACTACACCCGGAAAGTCAAAGACAATTTAAAAATATACGGGCTCCAATCACGGAAGAAAGATGGGATTAATATGGAGGTTATTATTCGAAAATGTATTAATTGCGGCAGATGTTACGCATGCGAAAAATTTTATAAATATAGATGGGGATTTTTGGGAACTCCCCCTTCTGAAAAACAGAGT